GAGTATTCTCTGAAAATAAGACTACAATAAAAAGGAGCAAATAAACATGAACCAAGTAGCAACAAAAAAAGAAGGAGCACTGCAAACAAATTTGTTTGAAGCAGATGCTAATCAAGGGGCTCAGAATATTTCGCGAGAAGATATCGCGTTACCATTCTTAAAAATTTTGGGCCAGCTATCACCAGAAGTTAATAAGCGTGATGGTAAATATGTCGAGGGCGCAGAGCCAGGCAAAATAATCAACTCAGTTACAAATGAATTGTTTGATAGTGTGCAAGTGATACCTTGTCATTACAAAAGACAATACATTGAGTGGCAAGACAGGGGCACATCAACAGGTGCACCTGTGGCAATACACGAGGCAGATAGTGATATTGTTAGCCAAACGACTAGAGGTAAAGATTATAAAGATAGATTACCAAACGGTAACTATTTGGATAATACCGCTAATCACTTTGTACTTGTAACTGGTAAAAACCCACAGACTGCATTGATATCTATGAAGTCTACTCAACTTAAAGTTAGTAGAAAATGGAACTCAATCATGATGGGTTTAAAAATGCAGGGTAAAAATGGATTGTTCACCCCGCCTACTTACAGCCACATTTATAACCTATCTACTGTTCAGATGTCTAATGACAAAGGAACATGGTTTGGTTGGGATGTAACTAAAGTTGGTCCTGTTCAAGATAAAAATATCTATGACATGGCTAAAAGCTTTGCAACGAGTGTAGGTAAAGGTGAGGTACAAGCTAAACCTGAAGTTCAAGAGCAGACAAAAAAATCTTTGAACTTATAATATCCTAGGTAGTGGGCGCCGAAGCGAGAGGGGAAGCGCCCACGACAATAGCTTATGAACGATAAAATTAAACAACCCATCACGTATGAGGATTGGATAGATTTAGGAAGGGTGATCATACCCTGTGATACAAAACAGGCTGTGGTAGAAAAGTGGTCCGACCCTGATTTTAAAATTACGAAAGAAGAATGGAGAATAGAACACGCAACAAAACAGATAGGACTTAGGTTAGATCAATACATAGATTTTGATATTGATAACGATGTTGTTAAAAGATTTACAAGCGACCATATAAAATCATGTGGTGCAATATTCGGTAGAAAAAATAATCCTTCAAGTCATTATCTTTGGTCTGGAACATCAGATTATAAAAAATTTGCATTACCAAAAGATTTAGAAAATTATTACAAAGAATATCAACACGGTGCAACATTGTGCGAAATAAGACACGGTGCAAATAAATATACATTGGTGCCAGAAACAAAATATCACAAAACAAAAGAAGTTGTTAAGTGGGTCAAGTATGAGGGTATCGATGAGTACCCAGGTAATCTTAAAGTTGATCTTGGTAAAATAGCATTGTCAGCAGCTTTGTGTATTACGTATGCAAGCTCAGGTCAAAGGGATGATTATTGCACAGCCATAGCTGGTGTATTATTAAAACATGCAGAATGGCAAGAAGAGGATATAAATGATTTTGTGTATAAAATTGCAGTTGCAGCAAAAGATGAAGAGGCAGAAAAGAGAAAGAGAAAAGGAACCTCACACAAAAAAGCAAACAAAAAATTTGGTATGCCAAAACTTGCAGAGATCATTGGGTGCTCTACAAAAACAATAGCAACTATATTTAGTTGGATTGGTGTACAAGAGGCTACAAGTGAAGAAGCAAAACAGTCTATTGGGCAGATAATAGAATATGGAAGTGATAGATATTTTGTAAAGATAAACGCTGTAGTTCAAGGTGAGGCCGTTGAAAAAACAATTACAGTAGACGGTCCCACTCTTAGAAATAAAAAACTATTCTATGACTCTGTAATTAGCAAGGCTTCCGTATGGATACCAGAAATGAAATCTGCAGAGTTTGAAGAAATAATGCGTAGAAAATATGAAGCAAGAGAAAAATCTACGGAATATGTAGAAGAGGCAGAGGAAGATTTAAGATTTGTAAAACATTTTACAAATTATATTTCAGAGCAAAAAGCGTATACAAGTAAAAAAGAATTAGCATACTTTGGTATGCCTTATTACAATATACAAAAAAGTATTTTAGAGTTTAAGCTGGACAAGTTTGAAGATTATTTGCACAGACAAAAAATAAATCTACCTAGAGTAGATTTAGTAATTAAGTGTCAAAATATATTAAAAGCAAAAAAAATTCACGGTAAGTATGGAACTAAGTCTTGTGTTTCATGGCGTATTTTAAATCAAGAAGTAGATAGAGATGATTTAATTATAGAAGGTGACTATCAGGAGATTGAAAATGAAAAAGCCTAGTTTTATGGTAGGACCTCCAGGCACAGGAAAGACGTCAGAATTTATAACTAAAAAATACAAAGAGTTGTTAAAAAAATATTCTTATGAAAAGATAATAATACTATCTCATACTAATGTTGCAGCTGATGAAATAAGAGACGAGATATTAAAACTACCAGAAGTAAAAGAAAAAGGACTAACTAAAAAAACTTTTAAATACAGAATATGCACAATACATAGATATTGTAAAAGTAAATTATTAAGTAAAGATGTATTTGATTATGAAGACCACATAGCTTTATGCAAGAAAGAATCTGAATTTAAATTACAAAGGATCAATGAAAGTGAGTTTGAAGCAAATCAACATAAATTTTATAAATATCTCTCCGATGCTTTTGGTAAAGGCATGACCTTAGAGGAACATTGGAAAACATGTGAGAGAAGTGAGTACAAACCATACAGTTTAAACATTATTAAAGAGATGCAAGATAAATACGAAAAATATAAAAAAGACCCAAAAACTTTATGTTGTGATTTTAAAGACATGATAAAAGATTTTATACATAAAGCTAATGACCCTGATATAGATGCTTTAATAGTAGACGAAGCACAGGATAGTAATATACCACAAAAAAGAGCATTAGATAAAATGGCAACTAATACTAAAGAATATTGGTTTGTTGGAGATCCAGATCAAACAATATTTCCATTTGCAGGAGCTGATGCAGAAACTTTTTATGAATTATCAAAAGGAGCTGAAGAGCTAGAACAGGGTTATCGATGTGGTCAAACTATTAATACTTTATGTAAACAAATTATAAAACCAATATGGGATCACTATGGCACACACAGAACTTGGAGACCTGCTAACTATCCCGAAGGACATGAAAAAGAAGGACAGCTTATAATAGGTAATAAGTATGAATTACCAAACTATACAACTGACTGTTCTAGTCTAAGGATATTGTTAGACAAAATAAGAAATACTAAAGAAACATTTTTATTTACTTTCCGTAATAACTCATCAATAAAAACTGTTACAAATTTTTTAAAACAACATGGTATAGAGTTTGCACATGTAGGAAACACAGCCCATGTACCAAAAAAAGAATTAAGATGTCATAAACTTTGGCCAGAGTTTGCAAATGGCAAGCCCATGTCATTACAACAAATAAAAGACTTTTGGGATTACCTGGGTAGTAAAGTAATAATGCATGGTAAGGGAGAGTATGAATTTAAAGATTGGATTAAAAAAGATTATACAATTCATGAGTTAATAAAATTAGAATTACTAAAAGAAACTTCTGTAAACGAAAAAGATTTTAGATTGATAAGATTACAAAAAGGTAAAAAAGAAGATTATCAAAAAAGACTTATCTACATTGAAAAAGTTTTAAGAAAAGGTTTTGATCTAGACGGCAAAACTAGAGTTAGCTACGCAAATATACACACAGTAAAAGGTTTAACGTTTGACAATGTAATTGTAGATTTAACAAGAACAAGACCAGAAAAATATTTTGAACAACTAAGATTAAAGTATGTTGCATACAGTCGAGGAAGATACGATTGTTGGACCATACAATCACAAAGTACATATACGTTAGGAGTAAAATGATTGAAACAAGAGATGAAATACCATTAGAAGAAGTAGATAAAAGAGTTTTACCGGGTATGTACATGTTAGTGAGAACAGGAGGTTACCACCCCTACCGTAATCTTAAATTAGAACCTGGTGATGAACATTATAAAAAACCTATTTGGCCATACGTAAAAAAATTAAAAGGATATCATCAACATTTAAATGGTGGTGGTAAAATGAATGGCTCTATTTCTGGTAAAAAACCTTATGTTAATTTAACGGTTTACACACCAACCTTTGATAAAAATGGAAGACACAATAGAGTTAAAACATATTTTCATATTATTGTATGTAAAGCTTTTTGTAATCCTGATGGATTAATTCATCAACAAGATGGTGGTGATTATGTAGTTAATCATAAAAATTTTAAAACTGTAGATTATAGTATAGAAAATTTAGAGTTTGTAACTAACGAAAAAAATTCTATTGGTTATCCAAAACATAGAAGAGTAGATAGACAAATAACATACCAAGTTCACAAACTATTAAAATATGCGTAAAGGAGGAAAATGACAAATAAAGAAATGTTTAAAGGAGTAGCTTACAAGTCACTAGAAGAACAGGTAGGTGGTAAACACTACCGCAGCATGAAGATTCAGCCTGCACAGTTTATTAACGAAAATAAATTATTGTTTGCGGAGGGCAATGCTATAAAATATATTTGCAGGCATTCTATGAAGGGAAAGCGACAAGATATAGAAAAGGCAATACACTATTTAGAAATGATATTAGAGAGAGATTATAATGTGTAATTCACCAGAAGATCTAGATTTAAAAAATATAGATACAGTTGCAGTGGATATAGAAACATACGATCCTAATCTTAAAACAAAAGGGTCTGGTGCCATACGTAATGATGGTTTTGTTTGTGGTATTGCAGTTGCAACAGATAATGAAACAGCATATTTTCCCTTACGTCATTCTGATACTGACATAGACTATCAAAGAATAAATAAGATATGGCAAGTTTTAAACGATAAGATATTTCAAAACGATAAGATTACAAAAGTATTTCACAATGCAATGTATGATGTTTGTTGGATAAGAGCTGTAACAGGTAAAATGATTAAGGGTAGAATTGTTGACACTATGATAGCTGCGTCTGTTATTGATGAGAATAGATTTAGATATTCGTTAGATGCATTATCAAAAGATTATTTAAATGACTCTAAGTATAAGTATGACTTACAACAAAAAACTATGGAGTGGTCTGGTGGCACAGTCAAAGACCCGATGACTAACATGCACAAACTTCCTGCATCTATTGTAAAAGAATATGCAAAACAAGATGTAAGTTTAACTTTAAGATTATGGAATTTATTTAATAAAAAAATTGACGAAGTATTATACACAAAAGACGATGGAGAGCAAAAAACTTGTAGAAAAATATTTGAACTAGAAACAAAATTATTTTTATGTTTGGTTGACATGAAATTTAAAGGCGTTAAAATAGATCGGTCAAAAGCGATCCTGTTTGGTAGACATCTCAAGAAACGTAGAGACCAGATAATAAAAGCCATAGAAAATATTACAACAATTAAAGTTGACATTTGGGCTGCATCATCAATCAAAAAATTATTAGATCACCTTTGCATAAAAGATTACAAAGTCACACCAAAATCTAAGATGCCACAACTACCAAAGGATTATCTTAAAACACATAACAATAAATGTTTACGTATGATTGCAAAAGCAAGAGAGTATGACAAAGCAGTCAATACTTTTATAGATGGATTACTAGAATACGTACACGAAGATAGAATACATGCAGATATAAATCAAATTAGATCTGATACTGGTGGTACAGTTACTGGTAGGTTTAGTATGTCTAATCCTAATCTACAACAGATACCTGCAAAAGGCTATATCGGTAAGAAGATGAGAGAACTGTTTATACCGGAAGACGACTGTAAATGGGCTAGCTTTGACTATTCACAACAAGAACCACGTATTGTAGTGCACTATGCCATTAAATTGTGTTTAACGGGCACAGAGAGCTTACAAGAGCAATTTGATAGGGATGATGCCGATTTCCATCAGATAGTCGCTGACATGGCTAATATCTCCAGGAAACAGGCAAAAACGATCAACCTAGGTCTTTTCTATGGTATGGGTAAGATGAAACTACAAAGAGAATTAGGTTTAGAAAAAGAGCAAGCTAGAGAGCTATTTAATGAATATCATGGACGTGTACCATTTGTAAGACAATTATCACAAGAGTTAATAAATTTTGCAAAAGAAAACAAATTACTATTCACACTATACGATAGATTCTGCAGATTTGATAAATGGGAAACAACTAACAAAGAATGGAATAATGAAACAGGTAGGTTCAATGAAGTTCCTTTGTATACAGAGGAACAGGCTCGCGAAGCATTTAAAGCTGAAATGTTAGATAAATTTAAACAAAACAAAATAGATCCAAATTACATGAATTATTTTGAAAGATACTATACACCTGCATTCACATACAAAGCATTAAATAGATTGATACAAGGGTCCGCTGCAGATATGACAAAGAAGGCCATGGTAGATCTACATGAAAAAGGTATAGTGCCACACATACAAATACACGATGAGCTTTGTTTTTCGACCACGGACCACGAAGCAGAGCTGATCAAAACAATAATGGAAAATGCTATCCCATTAGAAGTCAAGAACAAAGTTGACTATGAATCTGGATTAAACTGGGGTACAATAAAGTGAGGAAAAATTATGGCTTATTTAAACGCAAACATACCTGTAGAGTACGCACAAATTAGGAGAGAATATTTATATGATCTTAAAAAACATCACGGAGAAGTTGAAGACTGTGTTATCTTTGGTGTTACTTGTATTACAGGTCGTGCACTGTTGTTTCACGCAATTATGGAGAATGGTGCGATCTTTTATAGATTACCTATTACAGCTTTTATTCAGAGGGGCTTTAAACCAGAGGATGTACCCATACGAAGACTTGATGAACTTCAGCTTTGGAACTCTTTTAGTTATTATCCTGCTGTTACTTCTTGGGATATTTTAGAATCACAAGCTGGTAAATACATAGGCAAAGACAAAAAATGGCACCACGGACGTTATTTATTTACTGTTGACTTTGCACACCCAGAACCTAATATACTAGATACTGATCATTCTGAGATCCCGCACGAACACAAGTGCGCTCATGTGTTGGCACTAAATGATGGCAACTATGCTGCTCAACCCAACAACAGATTGATTTGGGACATTCCATCCTTCACAGTTAAGGACCAAATTCCTGACTGGAAG